CGCCGCTTAAAGTCACTTTGCCGAAGTCATAGTCCACAACATACATATCGAATGGCACTTTCACACCATTAGCATCTTCTAGCTCACACCAAGAAATGCGCTGATCTGCCAAGTCATAAGTCTGACCTGCTACATGACTTGGTAGTGCTTGCATCTTAGATGATGCAATCACCCCGATGTCACCAACTCGGAAAATTGGTACACGGCCATCAGGCGGTAAACGAGTTGCTGATAATCCTAAAATGTCTGAATCGAGTGGAATATAAGTATAAGCCACGGCGTTATAACGAACGCTCGTAGGATCAATCCAGTACGGCACATTGATGTAGGTTTTACTCGCTTCAACATATTCAAGTTCTAGCAGGTACCAGTCCTCAGCTTCAATAGATGAGCGATTTCCGCTTGTGATTTCAGTCTTGGTATAGAAATAAATATCAACAAAGCCTGTATCGTAGTTAATCAAACCATGTGCTTGAGTCGTTTCAATCACCCCTGCATTATCGGCTGTCAATGTGAGTTGACCGCCTGCAAGCGCTGCTGCAACTACAGTTAAAGAACCTGGTCGAATCGGAATTGTTGGTGTGCGAAAACTGACATGCTGAATCGGTGGCATGTCCGTAGTTGTTGTTAAAGACTGTAACGTCAGATTGTTATCAACACTTGGAGTCCAACTATCGACATCAATTAGACCAGTGCCGTACTGGATCGTACCGCTTTGGGTGCCACTACCCGTTGCAGGATCTACATTGCGATAGATCAAACCATTTCGATCAATAAATGTATCAGATCCAGCTTTAAAACGAACCGAACCCGATAGGATTTGCTCATTAAAACCCTGTGTCAGATCAAAGCTAAGCTTTGATACGGTGACTTGTTTTGTACTTGCATTTGTACCCGATGTATCTCGATACTTTACTTGAACATCAACATTTGAAAATGCTTTTAACTGTGCTGCGACCAATTGAACTGAGCTGCCTTGAGGCAACATAACTGCTTCTGACATATTAAGAACTCGTATAATAGGTTTGCGGTGAATAGATCGTTTGCCAACTAGTGACATTTATAATTGGTGTGACTTCAACAGCACCAGTCGCATAAGTAATCGTTCCTTGTACATTGCCCAAACGATCGACTAAGTTGCCTGTGGTTGAATTTAAAGGCACATCAAACAAGGCTACTGTTTGAAAGACAGTTGAACCCACACCACTTGATACAGGTATTTGCAGCTCCACGCTATTCGGCTGAATCGCTGACCCTGTACCAATATTAAATGTTAGTTTTTGGCTTAAATTTGGAGTGACAGCAGAAACGGTCTGTGTTTTTGGGTCGCCGTGGTTAAACTCGAAACTAAACACTGTGTTCTTCTGCGGCAACTTATTCGGAATTAGTTTTCCAATGCCTGTTGCATAATTAATACTACCTGTGGCATCGCCTGTGAATTGACCTTGTGCGTTACTAGAAGCAGTTTTAGAAACTCCATCTAAGGTCCATGTAACTGAAACAGAACTTGCAGCAATCGCAACTTGCCCCAAATCAAATTCAATAGACGCAGGCAAGACACTCAGGTTTGCACGGGCAAAGGTTGCAATCGGTGTACCCCAAAGTAATAAGATCGGCGTGCCAACATCAGGCAGCGCGCCTGTCGTTAATAACCAAGATCCTGTTTGATAGTTAATGCTGCCTGTCCCGATTGACTCACTTGCACCAACTAAGCGACCAGTGCCATTGTCTTTGAGCGTATAGAACTTTCCTTGAGCCATGAACGAGATGCTAAGCGCACCTGGTGCAGGGATTGGTAACAATACCCCAGTCCAGTTAGTTCCTTGATTATTGGCTGTAACGGGTAAAGCATAGGACTCAAACGGTTGAGTAGGCATCGCTGCTGGCATAAAAGTCAGACTAATTGATACTGTTCCCGTACCAATCGCACTGCTCCAAACGATATGACCCGTTTGATAGTCGATTGTTCCGATTTGAGTACCTGATAAGGTGCGCAACGTACCGCCATTATCTGAAATAGCTTGCCCAAACAAAGTAAATGCAATCGAACCAGGTAAAACACTTGAGCCAATGTATAAACTCTGGCTAGTATTTACTGTTGTTGTAAACGGCGCTGTGATGGTTCCGCTATTTCCCGCAACTAATGCAACGTTTTCACTTAATGCATTTAGATCAATTAACGGCGTTTCAGTCTGTGAAGATGGAATCAACTGAGAAAAGATAGATGCGGCTTGGATCGTAAAACTATTTACAGCAACATCATCGGCAATTTTGACACTTGCATAATATTTACCCGTATCGGCAACAATCGTATCTCGAATGATCGTTGGCGACTTAGAGCCTTTGTACCACTGGGATGCCGATAATCCGATAAAATCTCGCTCAAGTGAATCATTAATCGAATATGTACCCAACTTATATTCAACTTGGCTACCATCAACCATCATCGTTGCAAGACGTGTTTCAACTTTAGTAAGTCGAACATATTGCTCAAATTCAGTTGATAATCCCTCATTTGAGACAAGTACGATGGTATCGCCGACGCTACTCTCAGTATCGGTTTTAAACATCGCAACTTGAATAACTTTCATGCCCTGCCACAAAGTATCTAGCGGCGTCCCTGCAATCTGCCCACCCTTTGCTAGATAGTTTTCAACCCGATTGGACGCACTTGAACGCACATCTGTATGACTTTCGGTACTGAACAGTAATGCAGATACATTCGGATCATCTGGATTCTTTGAAATGAATACAGTCGATCCCATCAAGCTTTCAGTATCATTGTTATTGATGGCTGGAAATATTTTACGGAGCGATACACGCCCCATAGTTCTATCAAGTTCCGACACATCAGGAAAAAGATTGTTACTCTCCCCATCAATGACAACTTGACCAGAATACTTGCCACCACCGTCACTGGTATCTGTCAAACGCTCAGACTTATATAAAACTAAGTTATTGGTCTCAATCGGCATTTGGCACCTCAATAAATTTTAACGTGACTTCGTAATAGTCACCCTCTGATACTGTCGGGAATCCCATCACAGGTTTGGCATTAATCGCACCCTCGCCATGATTGAAAATCACATTAAATTGGCGGGCATCATGCGGATATTCAAAAGACAGGGTGAACTGCTCACCTTGCAATGCTGACCAGTTTTGAATGATTGATAGGTCAGATCGTTTAACCCATCCTTGACCATCAGTGGGTGACAATGTGATTGGTCGCCCTGACTTCTTTTTGCCCTCTTGAACGATCAATGCGCCATCAACTGCACGTTCCTGATTTTGTTCAATCGGTTTCCAGTCAAATTCATCAGACCATAAAAAACCGTTCTCTAATGGAACGGTCTCACTTGTTGCTTTGCGTATTAGTCTCATTACATTGCCTTTTTAGCTTGCTCAAGCTCTCTAAATAGTGCTTCGGTTGCATTGACCTGATCTTGAGTCCCATAAAGTTCGGTGCTTGAATTACCAATTGCAATTTCAAGACGTACATTTTTAGGGTCGGATGAACTCGTGATGTTAGGTGTTGGTGTGGAAATATTGGGTGCTGAGATTGCTGGTGCTTTAGAATTTCCGCCTATTGAAATAGATCCACCGCCAGCATTACTAGAATTTTTATTTTCCCAGTATGCTAATGTTTTCTCCATTTCTTGCTTGGTCGTATTCAATCCCAGTGTGGTTCCACCTTTCAGCGAATTAGTGGTTTCAACAGCCAAACTATATTTCGCTTTATCAGCTTTATCTCTCGCCTGACTTTCATTCATACCAGCAGCAACAAGTCGCTTGTAGTAATCATTAGCCATTTGATCAATGCCGCCTTGCAATTCAGATAACCCTTTAGAATTCGATGCTGATTGCGCTTTGCGTTCTGCACTAATCTTCGCCATAGCATCTTCCCACTCTTCCAGACTGGTTTTTGCTTCTTCTCTGGCAACTCGCCCTAATTCACGGAAACCATCAGCAGCAGAGCCACGAGCAGTACGTCCAACATTTTCAACAGAGTCAGATAAATCATTCATGGATTTGACAGATGCCTTGCCAGTTTCATCAACCTGAACTTTCAAGCCTAGTGAGGCAGCTTTTGAATTTGCAGAAGCTATAGTGGACGCATCACCACTCGCATACGCAAGATCAATTGTTTTTTGATATGCTTTTTGGAGGTCAGCTTGTGTTGCTTGACCGCTATTTCTAACAGTATCAAAATCCATTAATGCTTGCTTAGCTTGCAAAGCAAGTTGATCTTTTGTCTGAATGCCGAGACGCTTAAACGCTTCTGTTACTTTGTCCGTTGTCTCTTTAACTTTTCCAGTTTGAATATCCAAAGCCAACATGCCATTTTCAACTTGTCTTGTTGAAAATACGCCCTGAGACTCAAACTCTTTAAGTTTGGCTTTCGCAGCATCAATCTCAGCCTGTGATTTAGCCGTTTCTAACAACTTCACCCAAGCTTCATAGGTAACATCAGCAGCTTGCTTTCCTTTAACCCCCATCAACTCAAGGTTATTAGTGAAGTCATTAAGTGATGTAGATTTTTTTGCAAACCCCTCAGATACTTTGTTTAATGCAACATCAAGATCAAGCCCAAGGTCAGCAGCACCCTTGCGAGCCTGTGCTAATCTTGTATCTAAACTTACAACTGCACTACCTGCCTCTTGCTCAATCGCTTTAACAATCGCCTTACCAGTTTTATCAAACTCAACCGCTAGACCTTGGGCTGCCACACTAGCTTCAATAGTTTTCTTAGTATTATCACTTAATGCCACACCGCCTTTGGTTGCTGCTTCGATTTGAGCAGTCACCAAGTCTTGTGCAGCCTTTATTTTCTCATCACTGATTTTCTTACTTTCAGCCTGATAAGCTTTTTCTTTCTTATCAAGTTCAGCAAGACCCGCAAGGGCTGCATCAATAGCAGATTGATCACCTGCTTTTCGAGCATCAACCAACTGTTGTTGCAGCTTGATACGCTCATCACTAATGGCTTTATAGTCTGTAACGTGCTGAGCTTCTTGAGCTTTTAAGTCAGATAGCGTTTTTTCATTATTGGCAACACGTTCGGCGTTTTTCTCATCTTGAGTCAATCCAATCTGACGTATCGCCTCAACACCTGCAGATTTAAACTCCATCGCCGCATTAGATGATTTTTCATAATATTCCTGCGCTTTCGCAGACATTACTTCAAAATCTTTTACAGCTTGTGCCGATGTGTCTCCAAAAGTGATTTTAGATTTCCAATAGCTGAATGCCGCCGCAGCATCATAAGCAGCACCAATGATTAAATTGATACCGATGTTTAAAGCTTTGAATCCATCACTGATAAATCCAAAAACTACATTTACAGCTTGAAGCGCTTTAGTAAAACCATTCGTTTTATCAGTAGCAGAATCAATACCACTAGTAAAATTAAATATTTGTCCAAGAGCTGTATTAAGCACATCACCAGTAGTTTCAAATACTGTGCCGATTAAAGAACCCAGTGATTTAACTGCATCATAAGCGGAAAGCAATGCTGTTTTTAATGCATCGATTGTTGCAGGATCAATCTTTTTAAGTTGATCGCCAAACCAAACGAATCCGTCACCAACATCATTTAAAAGAACTTCAACAATATTTAAATTATCAGCAAGCACCGACAACCATTGAGCCACCGTTGCACTTGCACCATTCGCCTGATCCATCTCACCGATTAAGATTTGCCAAGATGTTGCAATTTTTTGAAGTGCATTGCTGATAGTTAAAGGCATTTCAGCATATTGAGCATCCACACCTTGTTTCTGTTTTTCTAATGCTGCAAGTACACGTTCTGCTGATAGCTCCCCTGCTTCAGCCATTTTTCGGAGTTCACCTGTGGTGACTCCTAAGCCTTTTGCCAAAGCTTCAGCGAGACCGTAACCATTCTCCATGATCGAGTTAAATTCTTCGCCACGGAGGACACCGCCTTGCATAGCTTGAATGAATTGCTGAACTGCTGCTTCACTTGCCTGAGCTGATCCACCACCCAACTGAATTGCTTTAGTAACCGTATTTGTCATGTCTAAAGCAAATTGCTGTGACTTGCCCATGTCTTTAGCAACGGTATTTAGCTTTGTAAATAGTGCTGCTGTCGCATCAAGGCTTGAGTTTGTTGATAGTGCGGTTTGATGCACACCAGCCATTGCTTGCTCAAAGTTTCCGCTATCTTTAGTTGATTGCTGAATCTTGGCTGATAGCATGGCATAGCTGTCTGCTGCTTCTGCTAACTCTTTAACACCAAGCCCCAAACCCAACGCAGCCATTGCGCCCACAAGTGCATTTACAGCAAACTTTGCGCCGTTAATTCCTTGGTCAAAGCCTGTCGTGTTGGCTCGTAAGTTCAATAAGAAATCTAAGCTATTTGAAGCCATTTCACTTTCCTTTAGGCATAAAAAACCTGCCATTGCTGACAGGTTTGTTTAAAACGTATTACAGTTTGTCGGGTGAATTAGGTATTAAAAAACCCGCACTTGGCGGGTTTATTTAGATTAGCTAGAAATCTTGAATTGTTGTTAATATGTCATTTTTAAAATATAGGTATTTACTGCTACTTCCTCTGCGATATACCCATTGTTCACTTGTTCCATGACCGCTTGTTGTCACATTTTCTTTATCAGGATAACCCCAGCTTGATTTATATGCTTCTGCTTTTGTCATTCCTATTTTTGGCTCTTTTCTAGCAGCTCGCTCCGCCTCGCGCTGCTCTCTTGCAGCCTGTGCGCTTTTATACTCATTTTGTTTCTTTCTTATAGCGTCCGCCTGCTCCTTGCTTCCAATGCACGGTTTGTCTTGAAACAATAAACTACCACCAACTTTGCACTGATAAACCTGAGCAGTGGCAAATTGCGAGATGAACGAAACCCCAACTGCTAATAAAAACTTTTTCATAATGTAAACCAATTGTTATTAATCTCACTCAATTTAGCAAATGGTCGAAATGAAGTCATTAACAGATTTTCATTATTTTTCTAATTGTTTAATGCTCTTATCCCATTCTTGTTTGCTTGATTGCATCGCAATACGCACCGCTATAGCTGTATTTTTAATATTCTGTCTTTCATTTTTTTGAGCTGCTTCAATATATTTTTGGAAAGCCCCATAGGACATATTTAAAATATCATCTGGTCTATGACCGCAACTAATCAAGTATTGAAACGAATCAAACCAAGTCGACTCGTTTACCTCAGTTTTTGATCTGCTTTGTTGCTTCTCTTTCTTAAAGAATGCTTCATTCACTTGAATGATTTTTAAAACCAGTTCAGCAATCGCATCATGATTTGCAATATGTTTTGCGAAATTCTCTGGATCAAGTGAAGTGACTAAAGAACAAAGACCCATGATGTTAAAAATCTCAGTCTCGACTAACGCTGTGATTGTTTTTATTGAATAACTGTCTAGCTTTTTGATTGAATCTGCAAATTGAGCAAAGTAATTCAAGTCTTTTACCTTAATCTGCTTTACTTCGATTTTCTGATCAATGAATATATGTTGCAACGATTCATTGTTTAAAAGAAAAAAGTCATTCATAGAAATAATCCAAAAATACAGGCACAAAAAAAGACGCTAATGCGCCCCTGTGCCTGCATATATTACTTAAACTGGTGCAGCAATCTGAACAATACGCCCGAACAAGCCAAGACTTGAATCGCTGCCTTTTTCTACATCAGAAAGCGCCATACCACTTACTTCATAAGAACCGAGTTCTTCATGAATCAATGGGAATGTAGCTGAAGCATCTTTTTTAGTACGCCACAACTTCACTTCGACTTTGCTATTGTCTACTGTATTAATGCCACGGAAAGTAAGTTCGTACTCTTTACTGTCTTGGTCATTGATTGTCGTCACTGAAGCCGCACCTGCTGTAAAGTCGGCAGTCAACGGCATGGTTAGACCGGCCACATCATTAAGCGTTACTGTGCCGAAAGCTGCATCAACTTTATATTTTGATGAGTCCACAACAACTGGCGTTCCTGTTGAATCTTTAATAACCACACTCGACACATTGTAGCCGCCCAGTGGGACTTCAACACCGACAGCCACAGTACCAAGGCTTTTGCCTGTAACTGCTCCGCCTGTAATTGCGGTTGCCTGACCATTCAGAATATAAGCAATATTTTCTTTGCTTGCTTCTTCCAAAGTACCTTTGAATTTCACACTACGAGTTTTCGTCATCATAAAATCAGTAGTACGTTGACCCGATGTTGACTCTTGATGCTCAATCACATCACCATCCAGTTCAATTTCAAAGTCTGGCGCATTCCCCACATGACGAGCTGCCCCCGCCACACCTGCGACAATCGGCGACAAGTACAATTTACCTTGCAACGAAATATACTGTTTAGCCATTGGCCTTTACCTCTTTAGGTTTGACAACTTGAACTTTGACTTCTTCAATATTTCCAAGTTGTTTGTGTTTTTGAATTTCTGCTTCTGTTAAGCCACCAATGAAGTCGCCTTTATTAAAGCGACCAATTGGCTTCAAAGCTTTGTATTGCTTTGCCATAAATACCTCAGAAACTGTTAATCATTTGACATTCAAACAAATACGGCAGCCATAACTTGCCTGCTGCCGACATATGTTGAACACCTGCATTTGCTCGCTTGAATTGCTTAAATCCCAAAATCTCTGGATTAAAACCTTGCATACGCTTTAAGATTTCTAAAATCATCGGACTGGCTGCATTACGAATCAGCGTTGTATCTTCAAGTTGTGAGCCTGCTTCCTCAACACACAAAACGATAAGCCACTGTTGATAAACAACACTTGCTGCCCCATTCCCTGCCGACTCACCCACTCGATCATCTACATAAATGATGCTAATTGATGGTGCTACTGCCGTTGCTTGCAGCATGTCATCAACAGAAAATGGCGTATAAACAGCTTGAATAGACTCAATGTCTTGCAGATGCTCTTTAATGATTGATTCAAGCGCAAAATAATTACTTGGCATCTTTCAATAAATCCTCCAAATATTCCTCAATAGCGGTCAGCATATTCTGAGCATCATCTTCCGATACACCGAAGATAGGGCGAGCTGGAATGGTGATAGATTTACGCTTTACCCAACCGCCTGTTGGTGTTTTGAAAACAAGATAAGGCTTATTCTTGGCTCGAATCGTGCCGCCAAAATGCATTAACTTCGCATATAGAACGTCGGTAAGAATTGAAACGCCATTTTTGTTAAGTCGAGTACGGATCGAGTTTAATAATCGGCCCGTATCTCTTAACGTTTGACCATTCTGAGCAATTGCCCGCCATGACTTTTGCCAAGGTCTACCATCGGGTGCTACACCACGCTTAAAGCGATCGTGTACACCATCTAGCAGAATATCCCCTAGCTCATCATAAAGCGCTTTATGGTCGCCTGCTTTCGACTCTACCTTGCGAAGCCAATCCTTTAACTTTTCTTCACCTTGAAAGTAAAACCCTTGTC